CATATCACTACTGGCGTCACGAATAAAACTTACAAACCCCCGCAAGGGGGTTTTTTAATGTTCAGAGATAAGTATCTGTATGGCCAATGCTAATTTGAGTACTAGAGTTAATAGATCTAAAGAGCCACCTTTAGATAAGCCTTTAATAAATTTTTATACCGCTGCTCAACGTTTTGGATTTGCAAAAGATAATTTTTTTAAAGTAAAAAATTTTACCACTCTACCTAACGGTAGAAATTCGGATATTAAATTAATTATAGATAATTATCTCAGCCCTGAAGGGACTTTACTATACGCAAAAAGCGGCACAATGCCTAGCAGAAAAATAAATACAACTAAAGTCAATTACAAAAATTTTAGTTTTAATGTGCCGGTCGGGGCTTCCTATCCTAGCTCTCTTAATTGGACGCTTACTTTTTATTCTGATGAGAATTATTTAATAAGAAGCTTATTTGAGCAGTGGAGTCAGCAAATATATAATGAACACGGGTTTAAAACTAAAACTACTATAGAAACAGATATTACTTTAGAATTATACAAACCTGTACAATTAACTCCAGATAGTATTATTACTCGCTTTAATAATGTGTTCCGTAAATCAACTACCGGTGGTAAGCCTTCTCCTGTTGAAACTAAACCGGTACTTAGCGAAATAAAAGATAACCGCAAAAAACAAGACCGTGCAGATATATTTAATTTGCAGCCAGTTAAGCAATTTAAATTATATGGTTGTTTTCCAACTATGGTTGGAGAAATAACTTTTGATGTTACTAGCTCCGGTAGAATAGTGTCTCTTCCAATTACATTCGGTTTTCAATATATGGAAACTTCTGATTCGCATTTATTGAATGTTTCCCCCGCTTAATTAATAAAGACTTCTACCTAAGTATTATAAAATGGCATCTTATCAAACAAATCAAAACATTTCAAACTTTTATAGAGTAGCTACTCAAAAAAAGTTTTCTAGAGACTTTCAATTAAGAGTTAATAGTTTTATTGTTGCTGGAGGTCAAGATATATTCGGTGAAGATGATTTAATTTATGTTAAAAGCGCTGCTCTACCAGCGCGTAAAATTACTAATATTAAAGCTCCATATATGGGTTTAGATTTTAATGTTCCTGGAGCAGCGACATACCCGGGTTCGGAGAATTGGAATATTACATTTTATGCTGATCAAGCTTTAGAACTTCGTCAAAGATTGGAAGGGGTAATGTCGAATACATTTAGTCCGTTTAATAATTTGTCTAATAACATAACTTTACCCGGCACAGAAAACGTAATAGAGTTAATATTACTAGATGATCAAATGAATACAGTTAGCACGTATAGCTTGTATGGCGCGTATATTACTGACCTAGGCGCAATAGACTATAAAATGACAGGCAACGGTAGCATACAAGAAATTAAAGCAACTGTAGCGTATCAGTATTGGGTTAGTGAAGTGGATAGAGGCTCTATAAATCAACAGCAAGGAGGGCTGCTCGGCACTCTTAATAGTATTACTAACACGGCCCGTAGCTTAACTAGAGCGACTCAAGCAATAGGGCAAGTGTTTAGACGTTAATATATAAAATGCCCAATAATACTGCTAATCTTGGCCCGAATAGTCTCGGTAGCACTACAGAATTAGCTAGTGTATTAGATCAGCTACGTCAACAGGACAGTACATTTGCTATACCTGCTGAAGCAAATTTTATTGTAAAAATAGATAATATACCTTACGCTACTATAAAAAATGTTATTGATAACCATTATGATGAAAATTCTCAATGGGAAGACCCGCGAGGTTTGCGTAATGAAATACAAAATTTCATAACAAGAGATTCTAGAAATACCGGTCGGTTACTTTTTGCGACCGGGGTAACTATACCAGGAGAAACTCTAGCTAGTGGTAGAGTAGGTCCGAGCACTAATACTAATATACACGGCAATTTACTTTCGGCCCCGGTAATAAAAGGGCGTAATGATATCGGTAATGTTGCGTTAGATATTATAGAGACAAATTACTCTTTTGCGGATTATATTTTACGCCCGTGGCTAATTGGTGTAAGTACGTTCGGTTTATTCGGCCGACAAACAGAAAATCAAAGAGTTAAAGTTAATTTAGAAGTATGGCATTTAGACGGTTTTAAATCTAGAGCGGATACAACCCGTAAAAAAATTACATATACAGAATGCGCGCCAATTTCTGTTCCGGATTTTGCGTATACATATGGTGAAAACGCTAATGTGCGGGTGGTAAAAACAGCTTGGACATATAAGTCTTATAAAATCACTAATAGTGATTAATAAGATATGTTTAAGCTAAAAGTATACCTACCAAGTCAAAAAAAATTTATATACGTAAAAGAGCTAAATTATAAAACGTATAGAGGATTGGTTAAATCTTTGTATGTAGGGGATAGGTTAAAAACTATCGAGTTGTTCAATTTTATTTTACAAGAAATAGTAGAGGTAAAAGAGTTAGAAAATTTGACAATTATTGATAAACTTGCAATTTTTTTAACTATAAGAGAGGTTTGTGTGAGTCCAGATTTAAATTTAAAATGTACTTGTCCGGATACAAATGCAGAGTTTAACTATCAAACAGCAATTAGCGATATACAAAAAACCTTAGATGAATTAATAACTGACGTAACTGTAAAGACAGATAATTTAATTACAAAGCATAGTTTGTTTACGGACATAAAAGACGAAACAATACTATTAACTGAAAACAACCCTGATGATTTTCGTACGGGTATTACTGAAATAATTGCTGAAAAAGTTATAAACTTAGACAATTATAAGTTTAGCGAAAAAAAAATTATAATCGAAAACTTACCAGCCAGTCATTTATTACAAGCGCGCTTACAAATAGCCCAAGCAAAAAAATACAACTCAGAAAAAAATCTAATAAAAATAGTATCCCCGCATACAGATAAAACAATTTATAAAATTACAGGTAACATAGACTCTACTACATTGAGCGAATTGCTAGAGTATCTTTTTGTAGAAGAACTTAATAATATTTACAAAGCTATGTATAATGTTGTTACTCATTGTAAATTTAGCGCTGAATATGTGGACTCAATTACACCAGCTGAAATACAAGTATACTGGAATTACTTTTTAGAAGAGAGTAAAAAAAATAATACCACAAAAAACAATCCAAAAACTGAACATAATGCCGAATTTGGCTTTTAAATATGAATAATATACAAAATGTACTTGATATACTTAAAGACTATGCAAATAAAAATATTTTGCAAGTTTATATACCTTCTTTAAAAAAAGAAGTAGGTTTTCGCCCTATTACCGGGGCTCAGCAAAAAAAACTATACGACGCTGGATATGATAACTTAGTTTTTCGTACTAAGTTTATTATAGCAACGTATGAGATTATAACAGAAAATTGTTTAGAACAGGATATAACTAATGAGCTTAATGTGCTAGATAGGCTAGCTATACTCTTAGCATATCGTAAAACTCTACACGGGGATATAATTAAATCCGAGTATGGAGATGCTGTGGTAACAGAAAGTGTAAATAAACTAGCTAAAATACAAGATTTGTCTCGGACTATTGAGTATGATAAAATAAAAATAGATATAGAAGTACCTAAAATAGCGGAACAGTATAAACACGAAAAAGAAATAAGATATCAACAAGTATTAGCTAAAAAAGATACTAAAAATTTTGTAGAAGCCTTGGGGGATATGTACATAGGAGAAACATGTAAATGTGTGAAGGAAATTTACGTAGAAAATTCTCCTATAAATTTTAAGCAATTTACCCCGCAAGAGCAAATAGCTATTATTGAAACTTTACCTGTAAATTTAATTAATAAAGTAGGAGAGTTTATTAAAATACTCTTTAATTTAAATACAGAAGTGTTAACCGTAAAAGCTAAAAAAGAAGACATCGAGACTAGTATAGTTTTGGATATTAATACAGAGTTTCTCGTAGAAATATAACTATAGAGGCAGCCTAAGTATTTCGATGCCGGAAAACGAACAACTTGAAGATGTCTTAAGAAGACTGCTTGCAGTATTATCTAAAGAAGATCAGCTCAATGTAGGAGTTGCTGGTGGGGATTTTAGTTTACCGGATGACCCTTCTCAAATTCAAAAATTAAACGAAAACCTGCAAAAGATATTTGATCCTAATAATGAAGGTAGTTTTACTAAGCGGGTTAATGAATTAATTGTTAAGTTTGCTGAATATAAGAGCGTGTCTGAGAATAGCGTTAAAACTATAACTGAAAGTAATAATAAAGCTTTAGCAGATGGGTTTCAAACTTTAAACCAATCCGTTGAAGAGTTAAACAAGAATTTAGAAACAGAAAGAAAGACGCGTATAGAAAAAGAGCTAAAAGAACAGGAAAGCCAAAAAAAAGAAATAAGCGAACGCATTATAAACAAAGCCGTAGAAGATGCATTAGCAAAGTACGATGTAGAAATTAAAACAAGCAAAGGCTCAGACGCATCTGAATTGAGAGGTAGATTAGATACAATGTCTGTATTTGATAAGGACTTTGAAGAAGTATTAAAAGCAGCTGAGGCGGCAACAAAAGCTCAAGAAGAATATTTTAGAAAAAATATAGGCAAGACAGCCGCTCAAGTTGAACTGGAAGAAAAAGTAGCTCGAGAAGAAAAAGCAAAAGAATTAAAAAAAGAAATAACCGAAAAAGCTGATATACAAAAACAAATAAAAGAAGTTATAGAAAGAGAACTAAAAATAACTTCTGTCAACTCTCCTATAGCTGCAGCTGCTCAAGCGAACGAAAATACTAACAAAGAACTTATTGGATCTACATACCCGGTAAAAAAGCTACCCGAGTATGCTCCTTCTCCACAAGAAGCAGCTCGAGACGAAGAGCGTCAAAAAATGGCATTATTCAAAGTCAATATAGTAGATATTGATCAAAAAGCGTACGATAAATTAAAAGATTTGTTTGAAGAATTAAATTTAGGCATGGCTTCTACAGCTGGAGGTGGTGGATCCAATGTTGATCTTTACTCTGGTCCAGGTTCTCGAACAAACCGGCCGAACACACCTAAACCAAGTCCACCACCTCGAGCACCTGAGCCTCCTAAACCTCCTAAGCCGCCTACTAGCGGTAAACCTCCGCGAGCTACGCGACGCCCAACAGGCTGGGAAGCAGCTAAACCGATGAAACCGCCTAGTTATGTAACTCGAGCTGGAGTAGCGGGTGCGCTTGTAACTGGAGCATATGAAGGAGTTGATCGCTATCAACAAACTGGATCTGCAGGGGAAGCTGTGGCGGTTGGTACAGGAACAGCAGGAGGAGCGCTAGCAGGGGCTATAGCAGGCGCCAAGGCTGGAGCGTTATTAGGCGGCCTAGCGGGCCCTGGTGCGGTTTTTGCCTCACCAATACTAGCTACTATTGGCGGCCTTCTGGGCGGCATGGCAGGAGCGTGGGGCGGTAAAAAAGGAGCGGAAGCTGCAATTGATGCGTTTTCTCAAACCGGTACATCTTCTGTAGAGACAAATAGCGAAAATAGCCTACCTAAAATAGTACCAGGAGACACTAGTAATGAAGCTGAAGTAGGCGCTTCTATAGACGATGCTGAACTGAATAAACAACGAGAAGATTTGAGCCTTCAAGCTCAAGCTTTTAACAAAGGACTAGTGCAGGGTCAAAATACTTTTGTTAACAACACTATTACTGAAACAATAACTGAAAATAATGCAAATACAGCTGAAGCTTTAGATAGAATGGCTTCAGTGGCAGAGCGTATAAATGAAAGTGTACAAAAACTTGAAGCGCAAATGACAGAAAATCTTAAAAATAATACCGCGACGGCTGCTTCTAATAATACCACTGTAATGCAAGGTGGTAATAAAATTGATTTATATCTTACCCCTCCTGATATACAGCAAAATCGTTTGGAAAGTATAGAAAAGCTAAGCGGCAATCGCTAATATTTGGTAGTAAGTAATATTATGCCCTCTTGGTTTAAAGAAGTAGATTATGCAAATGAAATACCGGAACTTGCTATATCTAAATCCGAATACGGGGCAAGATATCTAGTACCTAAGAATAACAGCTCTACAGCTACATACAATGTACATGAAAAATTTTCTTGGACTCTTTCAAATCCTAAAACTCGAGCATTAATACCTCGAGTAAAGTTAACTGAGTATAGATTAAAATATTCTGCTGAGCTTTTATCTTATATTAACAGCGCTCGAGGGTTCCAAGAAGCGCTCGGTAGATTTGATATAAACAATCCTTTAACTCAATTAGCTTTAGGGGCTGGGGCAGTTGCAGGAGGCGAAGCTTTTTTAGGGCAATTACAAAATTCAGCAGCCAGTATAGCAAGCCGGTTACCTGGAGTTCTCGGTCGACAAGCTCGAGCTTTACTTACAGGAAGCCCTGCCGAAGTTAAAGCTGGCCAAGCGACAATTGCTAAAATATTTGGTGGAGTTGCAGGAGCTGCTGGTACAACAGCGTTAGGGGCTTACGCGTATAGTCAGTTTAGCGATCCTAGTAGGCTCAAACTAGAAATAGATAAAAGTAGAGGAAATAAAGGCGCGTTAGACCCTTATTCGAATTTATATAGCGGTATTGCTACTAAAATTAACTATATACTACCTTATATTAGTATAGATAATATGGCCGGCATTAATTCTAGCTGGACTGAACCTGGTAAGAATGCTCCAATAACAAATTTATTAGAACAATCAAAAAAAATGTTAGGAAAAGGCGGTGGTGGTGCCGCGGTGCTGGGAGGTATTGATTTAATTACTAGTGTAGTTGAAGCTGCGGCTTTAGGTGGAGAACCTGGTGCAGGTCGGGAAAAAATAAAAGGCTACTCTCCACCAGAATCTGGAGATAGTATTACTCTAACGTTTTATTTGTTTAATACAATTAGTATAGAACAAACTCAAAACAATTGGGAGTTTTTATATGTTCTTACTTATCAAAATTTGCCTAATCGCAGAGGTATAAATTTATTAGATCCGCCGTGTATTTATGAAATTGAAGTACCTGGTTACAAGCGTTTTCCTGTAGCAAATATAGAAAAGTTAACGGTGACTAATGAAGGTACCACGAGATATATAAATTTAGCGACAGGTAATACAGTTCCCCCAGAGAGTGGGCCAGATGTTAAATTGATACCTGAAGCATATAAAGTTACTCTCACTATTAGAAGTTTATTAACAGCTACTCAAAACTTATTTGGATGGGCAGACGGGGAAACTATAGTACAAGTATTTAAAGCTGAACCGCCTCCTACCCCATTAAATGAACAGCCCGAACAAAACACTTCGTTAAATGCTAGCGGGGTTACTCAAAGGCAAATAAGAGAAAACATTACAGGCGGCGCCGGCCGACCGGTTTCTGGTGGTGGTACAGTGGGAGCTTTTATACCGCTTGGCGGTTTTCCTAATGGCCGTTTTGGCCCTTAATATATTAAAATGGACCCTCAAAAGCAAAACAATATACCTGAATTAAAGCCCTTAGATCTATATAACTTTGAAAATTTTTTCAATGTCTATAAGGATAGAGATAATTACTTTTACAATTTGCTCAATACTGTAAATTTTCCAGACGTTTTAGCTGATAGCTATTTTCAAACTTATACTGTGCCGTATGATAATATCACTTGGACTGATATTTCTAATAAACAATACGCGACTCCTCAATTATGGTGGTTAATATGTAGTGTAAATAAAATTAATAATCCAATAGAATTTCCTAAAGCGGGTACAGTGCTTAAGATACTCGACCCGCGTATAGTAACTGAAGTACTACAAAGTATAAAGCAGCAATGACTAGATCTACAATAACACCGATACCTACAAATACTTTATATTATAATAATCAAAAGTATTTAGTTGATATTTCTTTACTCAATCCCGATGGACGAGTTTTTCCGATAAACACAGCAAATTTAGTTAATTTACAAATAGTTGATGATGGATTATTATGGTACAAAACCGGCACTCTTGTTGTACGTAATCCTGATAATATAATTGAAAGAAGACCAGATGGCACGGTGCCAGTAGATGCAAATTATGTGTTTCGTAATGATGGTAGAGATATACTTTCGGTTAAAATAGCGCCTATAGTAGATGACCATTCAAATGCGGAACTTTCTCCGGATAGTTATAATATGGAGTTTGTGTTTGCAGTATATGATAAAAAAGATATAGTTACTGGCAATACGGTAAGAGACAAATATTTGCAATTAAATTTTTGGGAATTAGATTATCAAATATTTTCAGAAATAAATGTGGATTGGTCGACTAATAATCTTTTACCTTCTAATTTAATACCGTCATTAATAACTGACGAAGAGAGAAAAGTACCTACAGGTTTAGCTATAAAAAATTTAATACAATTTGTACTAGGAGAAGATTCTAAATTTAGCACTAGTTGGGATACAGGATCGAGTAAAATTTTTTATAATTCTTTAGCTAATAATAATGCTATTGACGATTTAGAATATTTACTTTATAGACATACTAGCCAAAAAACAGGCAACCAACAAGAAGGAGATCCTTGTTTATTATACAGAGATCGCTACACTAAAACCTGGTTTTTACAATCTTTTAATAACTTGTTTAAATTAGCCGTGCAGCAGCGTTCTATAGCTGGAGTGTTACACAGAGAGAATTTTATAATTGCAGGTAGTAGTCAATCTAATGATAGTATTATTCCGTCTTTTCAACAAATACCCAAAAGTACAGATTTAAAGTATTTTTCTAATATTAATAGTATAATTACAAACTATCAATTTGAAGACTCTTCTACAAATACTAATACGAGATTTTTTGTAAACTATCCCTGCTATTCGAACGATTTAAAAAATAAAACATTCAAAGTAGATTTTGTAGACAATACAGTAGAGAATGTTAAAAACTATATACAAAAAACTTATGTTGACAGTTTGGGAGTAAACGCTACTACTGCATTAACATTAAATAAAACTAAAAAAGATGCAAAAATAGTTAAGCAAGCATACTCGTTTCAAAAAGATAAAGTTGCGCGATATGCGGATAGTAGAAATTTATTATTAAAAAGTATGTTATTTTTAAATCAAAGTTTAGCTTTTACTGTACCAGGTACAACCTATAGACAGGCTAACTGTTTTGTAGGGGTAGATAAAAATCAAAATACAATTGCTAACAACTTTGATAACAAATTACTTGGTCAGTGGTTTGTCAACAAGATTGTTCACACATTTACCGACGAAAACTATACCAACACTTTGTATACAGTTAAACTGCATACTAATGATAGAATGCCTATTTCAGATGATGTAGGCTAAGTATCTATATGGCTCAGGCGGTCGTAAAAACGTTTGATTATTATAACACTAGAATAGTGTTACCAGAGTACTCTGTACCTGGATATGAAAAAGAAACAGACTTATCTAGAGCATATTATAGCGCGGATTTCTCATCTAATCCTATAGGTTCAAAGGTCGACTTTTTTGTTCAGCTTAGAGACCCTTGCGTGGCAATATATGCACCAAATCCTGTATTTGAAGTGCCAGTTGGCTTATCTGGTTTAAGTCCACAATGGTTTGACGGGTGGTGGGATGATGCGATGTTTTACTCTCACCCTCGGGTTAAACAGCAGTTAACTGCAGCTAACCCGGACGTATATCAAGACTTTTCTGAATCTGTAGGTTCATTAAGTTACGTATCAACTGATGCAGACCCGATAAACCCGTTACTGAATTCAAAAATACCGCCTACAGTATTAGCGCAGATGAACTCGCTAAATACTAAAGTAAAGACTAATTTTAGCACCTATACCCCATCAGGTATGGGCGCATCTAATATAGCTCTTGTTAATCAAATTCAGGCCTTTACTAATAGTGTGGCTAAAGTTAGACAAACCGTAGAAGCGGGATATGGCTTGCTTAAAAACAAATTACCCTTTGCGGTATTACTGGTAGGAAATTTAATTACCCCTAATGACTGGAAGGCTGGAGCTAAAATAGAAGGCATATCAACTGCGGTGGATAGAATTAATAACATAATTAAAACCCCCGGACGTCTTCTTTCTCAGGGTATAGATCAGCTTAATAAATTCGTATTAAAATTACCAAAACTACCTTCTTTAAGTAAATTGCTTAACGCATTTGTACCAGGCTTGCCTGCTATATCAAACGTAGTAAGCAGAATTAAAGCAGCAGTAACAACCGTTAAATCTGTAGTTAGCACCGCTCAACAAGCTCTTGCACCAGTAGTTAATGTAGTTAACCAAGTAAGAGCAGGAGTAGATAGCGTACTCGGCACTATTAATACTGAAACTCAAAAAATAACAAGTATTGCTACTTCTGCGCAACAAGCAAAAACTGCAGTACAAGACTTAAACAAGGTCGTAAACAAGGGCAATGTTGCAACTACGCTTAAATACCAATCTAATAGCGCGCTCACCGGGCTTAATAATAATTCAGCTGTAATTATAAACACTCAAGTGAAAAATATTAAAGGTAATACGGCAATAACTAAAGTTAATACGTTTAAATCTCCTAGCAATTAATGCAAACTTTTAACTCCATTTATCTCGGTATAGTAGTACAAAATAATGACCCTGAATATAGAGGTAGAGTAAAAGTATGGGTACCACATATATCTAGTACTATATACAATAAATGGAATCAATTAAAGAAAGACTTTTCGTTTAGTTTTCCTGGTTCACCAGGAGGAGAAGATCTTAGTAGTGTAATAGATGACTTAAGAGATACATTACCGTGGGCAGAAATGTGTAGCCCTATAGCAGGCGCCTCTACTGCAAACTATTACAACTCTCCTTCAGATACTAATACAGTTTCTGATGCTCCTTTATTTTACGGGCAGCCTAATACTAATTTTACCCCTTCTTCGTCTGCAACACAGATAGACCCTGAAGGCAAAGGTAATAAGCCAGGGGCCTTATATGAAAGTTACCCAGTAAGCGATGCTTTTGGTAATACAGCTAAGATAAACAGTCAGCATTTTAATCAATACTCTAACAACTATAAACCATCTACCTATTCAAATGCTGCTAAAGGTTTATTTTCGGTGCCTAACGTAGGCGCTCATGTCTGGGTATTTTTTAGAGAAGGTATACCTCATTATCCTGTGTATATGGGGACTACTTTTGGAGAAGATGAGTTTAAGAGTATATTTAAAGCTGGAGATGATACTTATCCTGATTATCCGGGTACGTTTGAAAACAAATCTCAAAGAGTACAAAAAGACCCCACTATAGACTCTTCTACGTATCGCAATAAATTAGTACTCAATCAACGAGGCGCAGCAATAGAGATTATTAATACTACTGATAGAGAATCTTATAAAGTCACTCATTTTGGCGGGGGGTTCTACGAACTTAATAATCAATTTACTGCTTTATTTAACCCGAAAAATTTTCAATTATTAACATTAAAAGATAAATTTGAAACGGTTAACGGTCATAATAGCATCTATGTGGGTAGAGATAACGATCATATAGTACAAGGAGACTACTGGTTAAAAGTAGGTAATTTTAATGTACAGGCAAATAGTCAGTGGAATAGTTTATACTCTAAGTTAACTGGAGATGTTTCTGCAGCAACTATACAAAGTACCCTCTCTCAAATTACTACTAGTCTGTCAGAACAAGAAAAGAAAATGGGGTTTGGAGGTAATGGTTTTGAATTTATTACCAAACATAGAGTAGCAACAGTTGGCCTGACTCTTAATACCGCAGCTACCTATTCTATACTTCCTTATATACCTTTAACTGGTAAAGAAATAATAGGCTCAATAAAACCTAATTTATTAGCGGGTAATTTTGCAGCTCTACCTACAGGCATACCCACAATACAGCAATTATATGTACCGGATATGCCTGGCGGTAATTATGATATTTTTGCAATGAACCGACTTAACATTAAGTCCGGCGCGGGTGGTGCTACAGTACAGACTTTAGGCAATATAAAATTACAAGGGTCAATTGTTGATGTAAGAGCTGACGCAATGATTAATATAGGTGCCAAAGACGGTCAGATTGACATTAACGGAGACATAATTACTGTTTCTGCAAATGCGCTACAGTTTAAGAATTTACTAGGCGGTCAAATAGTGTTTGATAGCACAGTAGGGGTATCTAAAAACGTTATAATAGGCGGAGGGGCTTATGTAGAAGGAGAGTTATTCGTAAATCATATTACAGCCCCAATTGAATATCAGGTTACAGAAAACACTCAAATAGTAGCTACCGGTCCTCTAGTTAATCCAACCGGCTTACCTGGAGCTTTAGGTAGCGGGTGGGCTGTATTAAATACTGATGCTCTAGGCAATTTAGTACTTGAAATTCCTTCCTTACCGGTACTGCCTGGTGGTGGAGCTACTGAGCCTACTGTTATAGCAGTGGCTGTGGCACCAGGCAGCTTCTTAAATCTCAATACATTAGGAGCAGGTACGTTAACTATTGCTCAGCCTCACTCTCACGCGTTTAAAAACATACCTCTTACTCTCAAGAGCTCTACCCCGGTCGGGCCTAACGACTTTTCTACCCACGCAGCTAACACTATTGGTACCCTTGATGCTGATAAAAACGGAGTCGGAGCTGAAGCACCTCTTAATGGCAGAATACAAACTATCGGAGTACCTCCACCGATATTATTTTCGGTCGGAGCAGACGGACTACCTAATAATTTCCCTAACGGGCCAGGTAGTAATGTCGTTACTCCGCGGCTAACTCCGGCAACATAAAAAAAGCCCCTTTCGGGGCTTTTCTTTATTATGAGCGAGGAAGTATATTATCTGTCCTGATTACTAAAACCGCTTCCTTGGTCTTGATACTAACGTTGTAAGGCTTGAGGAACTTATTACCTACCCCTTCAATAGCCTGACCGATTGTATTAACTGGATACTTGCGGCCTTTCTTCGAAGCGTTGTAGTTGTAGGCGGCCTTCTTAATACTATCAACTACTTCGCGAGTGTCTTCGTTCTCGGGCATTTGAAATACCCAACCGACGAGATCGCGCTGGATCTCTCCTTCTTTATCGCAAACAAGAATACCATACTGCTTCTTGATCTTAGGCTCATCAGATCCCTCGTCATCAGCACCCTCTGCTACATCAGCTTCTTCAGCTTGCTTGGCTTCGTCAACCTTTACGGTTGCATCGCTCAAAAGGTCGAGAACCTTTTCAATAGCATTCTCGTCCTTAACTACCTTTTCGAGAGCTTCGCGGACAGCTTCGAGTTGAACATATTCTTCTTTTGACATAAATTAATTATATACGATTCTATACTCAACTTTAGAAAGATCAAGTACAGACAAGTCCTTGCCGCCTGCATAACTAATAGCGGATTGAAGATCTTCTTGGATTTCTCGTACTTTACTAGTAATGGTGTTAGTGGGTGTTAGATGTGTAGTGAATCCCTCGATGTTCCTAACGGATCCCTTGTTTCTCTCAGAAGCACTGCCGTAATACTCTTTTTTACCGTTCACCATTGTCGCAGGGGAATCCGAGCAAGCAGCAAACATTCCACCAATCATACAGAACGTAGCACCTGCAACTAATGCCTTTGCAATATCTCCATTCTCTCTAAATCCACCATCTGCAACAATTGGTACCGGAGACACCTCAGCACAAGACTTAACTGCTGTAAACATGGGCATATGAAATCCGGTCTTATTCTTAGTAGAACATACTTGACCAGGTCCGATGCCAACTTTAACTAAATCAGCACCCCATTCAGCGAGATCCTTACAAGCTTGACCAGTAGTTACATTACCCGCAACGATAATTACATCTGGAAATGTTTCCCGTACAAACTTAATCATATTTTTCATTGCGAGACTGTGGCCGTGTGCAATATCAATACAGATACAAGTAGGCAGCAAAGACAGGTTAGTGCACTTACGAAGTTCTTCTCTATCTTCTTGTTTAACTCCTACACTAACGGCTCTCCAATTAGTAGTAAGAGAGTTTAATATTTTATAATTAGATAGGTCAAATCTGTGCATAATTGGCGCTAAGCCGAGACTATCATAAAGCTGATATGTCTTCAAGTCTACTACAGACTTCATATTTGAAGGCATAATAGGAAGAGAGAATCTAAAATCTTTAATTTTAACAGACGTATCTGCATTAGCACGAGATTCTAGTTCGCTATAATTAGGTACTAGATATACATCTTTGTAGCCAAGAGCGTAAGTGTATTCATTGTAATTAGCTGTCATACAGATAAGTATTCTATAGTACGTTTATGAAATTTCAAGAACTAATGGAACAATATGGCATGATTAAAAGAGAACAGCGTATGTTCTATCCTAAGAACTTTAATCTTTCTGAACGCTTTCTTAAGGCCTTAAAAGAGGAAATTGCTTTGCAAGAAAAATCAGGTATCGACTCTAAAAAATTTGCCCATAAATTAAATAGGGCTTTGCAGTTTCATATTGATGAAATGAAAAACCCCTCACCTAAGTGAGGGGTTTGTGTTTTTAAGCTATTCTAATCTATTAGAATCTAAGACGTACGCCTGCTGCAACAGCATCGACTTCTCCGCCGGCTCCAGTGAAGGAGTTGCGACGTTGAGCCCACTCAGCGTATACATCTGTAGTCTTTGAATAATAACCGACTCCGACGCCTACAAGAACATAGCGCTTAGCATTCTTGAGGGCAGCGATAGTAGCAGCTCCTGGATCGTTAAATCCAAGACCGACTGCAGGAGCAATCTTAACCCACTTGAACCCGAAAGGCGCTCTTACGTTAGCCTCGAGGTTATTAGTACGGTTCTTGCTATCCACGGTTAGACCTGCATCCCAGACAACAAGAGTACCCTTTACGCCACCATTCAAGCCAGCAACAAGTGCTGTATTGCTCGAATGACCATTAGCTTGTGCAGACTTAGAGAAGCTCTTATGTACTGCGCCAAGAGTTAGGTTGGCAAGAGGGGCAGTGAAACGATAACCAACTGTGGTATCAACGCGCTTGAACAAACCTGAACTAGCGGTCTTACCGGCTACGTTTCTAGCCTCTACTGGGTTGAAGGTATTAACACCGAGAACGAATCCAAGCGCTTCTGCCTGTACCCCTGCTACTACTGCATCTTCAAAGATTACGGTACCGCTATCGAATACCTTGGTCTTGTATGCAGCATCAGCAGAAAAAGTAACTGCGGAAGCAATGGAAGTCATTGCGATGCTAATGATGAATAATGTTAGTTTCTTCATACGTGTATATTTATATATTATAATCTTGATTAATCAACTTATCAGTGTTAAATACGGATATGGTAACTGTTGAATACGGCTGGGGAAATCGATTAGGCAATACTCTGCTAATGTATACAGCGGGGTATGTGTTTGCTAAAAAACACAATTTACGTTTTAATGTTGATCCGTGTATAACTTATTTTACTTTAGATTCTAACTATCAACCAACAGCTCTTATATCTACCGGTTTTAATGATAATAATTCTCCTCTTAAATCTAAGCCTCTTACCACTACGCGTAGTTGCAAAGAACCATATATTCCAGTACACGATTTAAATTTTCTACCTTTATTAAATAGTCCTTCTGTGCAAGATGCTGAATACCATTTTCAGCATTACTTTCAGTTAAAAGACTTTGTATTACCTTATAGGCAAGAAATAAAAGGCTCGTTTGAACTCAACTATCAACCTAGACCAGAGAAGGAAATATTTGTAATTGTTCGGTTAGGAGATGTCGCTAAAAGACGTCAACGTCTACCTCTACAGTTTTATATTGATGCTATTGAACGATTGTATCAAGAAGGATGCTATGGGGGTTATATAACATCCGATAGCCCTCAACACTCCGATGTACTGTATTTGATGGAAAAGTATAATTTAAAATTTTACTCAACTACTTTACCGGTTGAAGCTATAGCTTTCGGTAAAGATTTTAATAATTTAGTACTAAGCGAAGGCACGTATTGCTGGTGGGTGGGTGCTTTAAGCAATGCAAAAAACGTCTACTGTAATAATAGACGCAACGTTTTTGCATGGCACGGAGATATATTTGTGTATCCTGACTGGAAATATCTTTCGTATGATTGCCCGGAACTACCGATCGATAGAATACCTGGACAGACAGATCAATAAGTTTAAATTGGTACCACCACGGGGAATCGAACCCCGATTACATCCGTGAAAGGGATATGTCCTAACCGTTAGACGATGGCGGCGTAAATTGGATGCAGAGGACGGAATTGCACGCGTCGACCTTCTGGTTATGAGCCAGACGAGCTACTACTGCTCCACTCTGCAAAAAAAGGGCGTCTCGCTAGCCTCATTGCTTAAAGGCGGTGATTTGTTCATACATTATGCAATATCATGTATGGTTTTGTCACACTTATTTTTTTAGTCAGCATGTGTAGCATATCCGGTAAGAGTATACTAAGAACACTTTATGACCGTGCACAGTCACTGACGCGAGACAAGTTGCTCTTTCGAGCCGCACTATGCTTATTCTTCTGTTTATACTCGCATAGTCGAGTTAAAAATAAAGGGGGGAATAATGATTACCCCCATCCAAGAACGTTGCTTTCAGTTATTCAGTCAGATGATACCGTCGTATCGTAACGAGTCGCCATATCATTGTAGTTCAAGCTTACGACCCGTACCTCAGGTGGCGTCGGTTGACCAACCTAAGCTTCAGC